CTATTCCTAAAGTGACAGAAACGATTGCTAAAGGAGCCGATGGGATGCCTGCTTATCTTAGCGACTTAATCGAAGTGGTTAAGGCTAAAGGAACCAAAGATTTTATCGAAGGGGTTAAAAAAAGTGATTATAGTACCGTGCACTCTTATAAAAACGTCGATGTTGTTGAAGATGCAGCTGGAAATACTAAAATTAAAAAAGGAACAGAAACATCCGTCTATGGCAGCGATGAACCAGGTTATTATGAAAACCATATAGAAATTACAAAAGGGGGACATGTTAAAAACAAACAAGGGAAAATGGTTAAAGAGGGAGATGAATATTTTGAAGGAACCGTTCATCCTGATAGGGATGGCAAGATGAAAGATATCGAAGAATTTATTGAAGAAGTCGATCACTTGGAACTTAAAAAGATTGCCGATGAGATTGATACATTAGTTATTAAAAAAGCTTCAGGCGGTTTAATTTAATGGCACTTACAAACGTACAAAACGCATTTTTAAAATTGCAACTAAAAAATAATCCAGAATTTATAGCGGAGTATTTTCCTAATATCATTGATGAAGGACCTACCAGTCAATATGAAACAAATGTTCCCTATGAGACACCAGGTTCAAGAATTAATATTAGAGATCTGCCTTTTGAATATGAGGAAAAATGGTCACCAGGAGTAGGCACCCCAATTTTTGATATTGCAAATATAGCTGCACAGGAACGTTCTTATAAAGACGAACTCATAGCAAAAGGTCAGACTCAAGCCATAAATATGAATCCAGACATCCTGGCGAGTTATGGAACCGCAACTAGTTCCCCTAGGAATGAAATGGTAAATACCCCTGAATGGTTTAAGAAGATAGGTGAGGCATTCAACTTTGAAACTGGGCCAACTGTAGATCAAGCAACTTTAAATGAGGTTATTAGACATATATTAACTCATGAAACTGGCCACGGTGTATCACGTCTCAAACCTTATTTATCCGACACTAAAAAAGCTGAAACATTGGATTTTCTGGAGTTTCTCACTCCAAACATAAAACAGTCAAAAAGAATCCGTGAGAGGTATGATATGACTAAACTAACAGACGAGGATATAAGCCATGGTATTAATAGGCTTCGCGAAAAGAAAAGGCTTTATTATCATACTCAAGAAGAACTATTTAATAGGATGAAAGATATTGAAAGATTTAAAAGAAAGTACCCTGATAGTTATGAAGACCATCCCCTGTGGGATCTGTATCTAAACAGGGCAAAGAAGAAGTTTGCAGAGCTTACAGGCGAAGACTGGAAAGAAAAGCAATTTGATGCTTATAAGGAAAAAATTAAACCCTTTGTAGATAAATATTTTGAAAAAGTTGAAAAGAAGGGCAGCGGTATTCCTGATATTAATATAGAAAAAGAAGAAATAGGGATGCCCGCGCATTTAACGATTGACCGACAACAATTACCGATGACCCCTGACCGCACTATGCCACTCCCAGGGCCTCGTCCATCACCTCAGTCACCTGCAAGACCTCGGTCACCTGCAAGACCTCAGTCACCTGCAAGACCTGGTGGAATGCGGGGCGTTGCTGGTTTATTAGGAGAATAATGCCTGATATTATTCAACAACTTTTAGATCTAAAAGAATGGTCGCAGGATTCTGCGCGCTATGAACGGAGACTCAATTTCCGTTCTGGACAGCTCGTGCAACCTGGACCAGGGAGACAGGGGTATGCGAAAATTGCAAAAAGAAGTCATCCTCAAGAATATATACATACTACTGTAGCTAAAAAAACTAAAGAGGCTATAGAAATGGATAAAGTTTGGGATAGAAAAACTAGACGATTTAGAAAAAGACTGGTTCCTAGTGGCCCTCCTGTTTTAGATAAAAAACAACAAACCTGGTTTAATGAAAGACACTTTAATAATCCTAAGTCCAAATATCATAAAATTAAATGGGGAGATAAAAAATTAGTAGATGTTAGAGCTAATATTCTTGAAGAATATGCCAACACTTTGAAGTATCCTAAGATACCTAAAAATTACATTACGACACTGGAGTATGCAAGAAGGTATAATCTTCCTATGTATGAAACAGGCGTTACGCAAGAACTCGATATCATAGGGAATCAACTTAAGAGAATAACGTTGCCTAGTGGCACAGAACTAACTCCAACTAGAGATTTTTTATTTGATAAATTAAAACCTAAAAAATTTACTACTGATAGAACTCGTTGGTACGTGAGGGATGATTCCAAAATTGCTAAAGAGGTTGTTTCTTACTTTGATAAGTCCCAGCTTGAGCCTCATACGATGGACAACATTAAACGGGTATTAAGGAGTCCAACTCTTAAAAAACTATTCAATGACGGAAATTATAAGGAACTTGTTTCAGCATTAAAGAAAACGGATTGGTTAGGTCCTGCTGAAAAAGCGAACGTTATGTTAAGAATCAGCCAGGTCATGGGGGGAGCTTCATTCAGAAATTTTGACCCTAAGATTGAAAGAAATTCTCGGTCAGCCACTAAATTATTTAAAGGTTTAGAAGGTGCTCAGTGGGGAGATCCTTTTTCTGATGCTTATAAAGCTCTAAAAAGAAGTGTCATTACAAGAGGAATTGGAAGAGAGTATTTTACTAAAAGTTATGGCACCTTTGTAAACAAAGCTATTGAGAATTTAAATGCTGCAGGAATTGATACTCGTGCATTGAAGCTCGATATTAACGAATTAACAGGATTGACCTCTGCTTACAAGAATGAGCAGTTTACTTCCTCTCAGTTTATTAATTTGATGAGTAAAGAATTTAATAGAAATCAACATGCGACGATGATTAAACAATATGGAAAATTTGAAAAGAAATTACAAAGTGCTTTAAAACATCCTCTTTACGGCGAGACGGCTGCTCAACAAGTAATTGAAGATTGGAAAACATGGAGAAAGGGGTGGTATGATAAATTAGATCCTCAATATAAAACTAAAGGTGTTAGGGATATTCTTCCTTCTTTTAAATTAGGAGAAGAGGCCGCTGTAAAACAGTTTGGTAAAAAAAGATTGAACCAACTTTTGGATTTAGGTTTAGATGTAGCCGATGAAGCTAAAACAGCTGGCTATTTAAAAACATTTGGCAGTGCAGAGAGAATGAAAACTACTCCCGTTTTAAAAGAGTTAGTAAATAATCCTAATGCTTCTATTAAACTTTTAAAGTCTCTGAAGTTTCGTTGTGTAAAAGATCTAGGCGGCGTTGAAGATGTAGCTTGTTATTTAAGAGACGCCAGAAGTAAATTAAAACTAGTTAATAGACGTGGGCCTGGTTTTCAAAGAATCTTAGCAAGATTGCGTAATGTGGGAAAGAAAACTTTGTTATGGGGTTTTGGTCCTCTGGATCTTGTGATCGAAGCTTTATTTGCTGCGCATGGTGTGGCGTCAGGACATGGTAAAGATCAAATTTGGGCGGATTCACTTTTAGGAATGATTATTCCTCAATCTTTAGGAGGACCCAAATGGGGAGATAAAATAAGATTAGAAAAAATTGCTGCTAAAGGTGGCGAGGAATATGTGCATGCTTTAAAACAAGAACAAGAGTTTGATAATATATTAGATCAATATTATGATGTGGATAAGATACCTGGTGATCTTCGAGGCCAGGATACTACAGAATACAAAGAGAAATTATATGCAGACTTAGATAAAGTATGGGAAGAGTACGCAGCTAGACAAGAGAAAGATATGTTAACTGTGCCAGAGGAAGCTCGTCCATCAGAAACTTTTATTTATAAGAAAGGTACGGATGAAGAAAGAGAAATTACTAGTCTTGGACCTCGCGATAAAATAATGAAATGGAGTCAGGATTTAAATCCTGATTCTTTTGCAGCAGAAAAATTTAGAATTGCTAGTGAAAAATTAGAAGCAGAAGAAGCTGCACTAGGACAAGCTACGCAGCTTAAGTTTCCTAAAAAATTAGTTGAATATTTTCCCAGTCTTGAAAAATATTCAGTAGGGATTGGTAAGCCTCGTTTAGAAACTCGAGAAACTGAACGTATAAGAAAAACTAAAGATATTGCTGAGCATCCTAGAGGAGAAGATTATTGGACGGAATTTTTCCGTACGTTAAGAGGCTGGGATCCTGCATGGATGGGACCAGAAGGTACAGGGTTTTCTTTTAGACATGAAGTAACTGAACCAGGCTTTGCAGGCGGCGGCATCGCTGGTTTATCAGGAGGCAAACGATTTGGCCCTCCACCTCTTTCAGGACCCGTGCCGCAAGGTGAAGGGTTGTTTTCTCAATTCAATCGTGTTAAAAAACTCACGGGATAATATATGGCAGATATAGAAAAAGGACTCCCGAATATAAAGACTGTACTTCCTGGCGGCGCAGAGGAAGTCACGGATGTCAATATTGCGGAGGTTCCATTAAAAGGACCGATCGACGTCACCACTGAAGAAGATGGTGGGGCAACGATTGATTTTGATCCAAGTGCAAACTTAAAGATTCCTGGAACGGAATCTCATTTCGATAACCTAGCAGATTTACTTCCCGATGATGTTATAGATCCTATTGGCAGTGAACTTCGTTTTCAGTATCAGGATAATAAAACTTCTCGAAAAGATTGGGAACAAACCTATACTCAAGGGTTGGATCTCTTAGGATTTAAATATCAAACTAGAACAGATCCCTTTCAAGGCGCTTCAGGAGCCACACATCCCGTACTCGCAGAAGCAGTAACCCAATTCCAAGCAACCGCTTATAAAGAACTCATGCCAGCCGATGGTCCTGTCAGAACTCAGGTTATGGGAGCACCAAACCCAGGGAAGACTCAACAAGCCGAAAGAGTTAAAGATTTTATGAATTATCAAATTATGGATAAGATGAAAGAATACGAACCCGAATTTGATTCGATGTTATTCCATTTACCGTTAGCAGGCTCGACCTTTAAAAAAGTTTACTACGATGACCTTTTACAAAGAGGCGTTTCAAAATTTGTTCCTGCGGATGATGTCATCGTACCTTATACCGCAACGTCGTTAGCCGATGCAGAATCTATTACCCATGTTATCAGACTTCCAGAAAATGAAGTTAGAAAACAACAGGTTTCAGGATTCTATAGCGATATTGAATTAGGGAAGCCTGGAGTGTTGATGCAAGACGAATTAAAAGAAAAAGAAAGAGAGTTAGAAGGAACCAAACGAACAGGACGTAATCCAAATATTTATACCTTATTAGAATGCCATGTAGATTTAGATCTAGAAGGCTTCGAAGATATTGGTCCAGACGGGCAACCGACTGGCATCAAGCTGCCGTACATCGTTACAGTCGATGAAAGCAGCACTAAGGTTCTTTCGAT